CTTTTATGGCAGACCCTGCTGCAATGAGAGATCTAGAAGTTAGTTTAGCTAGCAAAGAATGGGCCTTCAATGAACTTGCAAAAAGCCTAGTCAGGGTTGGAGGCTCTATGATAGCAGTGGAGTATGATAATAGGATTAAAGAACTTCTTAGAGATTTTGAACTTAGGAGCCCTATATTTATCAAGGCATTAATAAAGTATCTTAAGAGGAAGAGTGTAACTGGTGGTGCTAGTATAACTACTGTGATAATCAACACTGAGAGCTTTGCAGATACTAAACTTTCCAGGAATGTCAAGAATGCCTACAAGAATGCAGTTGACATAACTCTCAGCAAGGTACTAGATGACTCAACAAGAGCAGTCAATTGGAGGGACATTGATACAATAGATGCTAATATAAACTTCCTCTACATACTCAAGAACATGATAAGACCTTCTGGGCATCGTAATACTCCATTCAATAAGCACATGTTTGCAATCCAGCTGATTAAGTTTGAGTTGTTTGCTGCTGAGTTAATTGCTGATGGTGTAACTAGTGTGACTACAGATGTTCTAGCCTCCTACAGGGTACCTCAAGTCATTTCTAATGCTATTATCGACCAAAATGCAGTTATTCGTGGGGTAACTATTAGGACAACTGGCGAAGATATGAGGAAGTGCTTAAATGATGAAGGTATTCTCACCAGCTGCATTGCTCGTATGAATTATATCATAGGAAGGCTGAGAGATACTTACAGAAGTAATTTAGTTAGCTTCCATATAATAATGAATAATAGGCGTTTTATGAGTAGCTTCATTAATTATATTCTTGAGACATATGCCAGCATAGTCGGTAATACAGTTAGCAATATTGTCATTAGACACCGCAGAGAAAGTGAGGCCATTAGTAAAGCCACCCTTATAACGCCTGTTGAAGAAGCCTGTATGCTAGCAATCAACTCTACGAGTGATGTTTTTGTAGGCTATGAAGAAGACTTCGATATGTATTTTAGACACGAAGATTCAAAGCGCCTCATAATTAATCTTATCAATGCCCATTATGTTAGATGGAAGGCTCCAGGTTATAACTCTGTCCATTACATCAATTATGAGCTCAAGAAGTTCGGCATCTTTGGAGATTGTGAACTTTCTATAAGGGACACTAATGAAAGTCCATTTACTGAGGAGAAGACTACTGCTGATTAC